TAGAGTATCAGACTTTTAATCTGAGAGTCGTGGGTTCGACCCCCACCGAGAGCATTTCGACTAAATATGTCTGACATGAAATCATTTCTACACCACCTGAACGAAGCCCCCAAGGGAGAGATCTACTGTGACATGGACGGTGTCTTGGTGGATATCATTGGTGGAATTGCTAAACTTTATGGGATAAAAGATCTGAACAACACGAACTTTGATTCTCATATCGACCCACTCAAGTCACGGATCGACAAGGAGCATCCACACCTGTTTGCGACACTCCCATGGACAGCAGATGGTAAAGTGTTGTGGAGATATATCTCTAAGCACAATCCAAACATTTTGTCTGCACATACGAATACATGGCAACCAAACTCGAAGCAGGATAAGATTCGTTGGATCGACAAGCACCTAGATCCCAAACCCGCAATGAATCATATTGTCATACGAAGAGATAAGGAAAAGTTTGCCATTGTAAATGGTGTGCCTAATATCCTCATCGATGATTGGGGAAGGAACATCAAAGAATGGCAAGCCCGTGGTGGCATCGGGATCAAGCATAAGAGTACAGCAGAGACAATCGCTGCGCTAAAGAAGTTAGGCTATTGAAAGGCACAGCATGGACAAAGACATTACAAAGAATCTAACAGAGACAGCGAACGAAGTAAGCAGTATGCAGATCCTTGACGAGGCATCGCTCGTTCGCCTATGGCAGCACACGCAGGAGCGCAACATCGGGATCATCACCGCCTATCGCGGTCGCTATCCCGTATCCGAGAACAAGAAGCGGAACGCACAACTTCAGGGGGAGATTCGCTCTGCGGGGTTCGGCTTCTACAAGGTCGAAGGACGCTACATCGAAGGCTATGGCTCCGAGGTCTCCAAGGATGTGAAGGAACAGGCGTTCCTCGTCATTGGCGAGAAGGGCAACGACAACGGCAAGTTGAAGGGCATCCTCAAGAAGTTCGGAACGAAGTATGACCAAGACTCCATTCTATACAAGTCGTTCGATGGCAAGGGAATGTTGATTGGCACACAAGACAAGGATGAAGACGGAAACGCCGTGGAGTTTCCAGGTATGGGCAAAGAGATCTCTGTCGGAGATTTCAAGCCCATGAAGGTCAGTCAGTTCTACAGCCGCATGAAGGGCAAGCCATTCGTGTTTGAGGCATACCAAGAGGCTGACACATTTAACACGGCATGGCTACGGCATCTCATGAATAATATGACGAAGTAGTCCAAAGGCAGAGACAGTTGATTTAAAATCAACAAAGTGTGGGTTCGACTCCCATCTTCGTCATTGATGAAAGGAATTATTATGCAAGGTAACAACGGTGCTGGTAAGGGAGATGTATATCGCCCAATCGATAAGACTCAGTTTGATAAGAACTTTGATGATATCTTTGGGAAGCAGCCTATCAAAAATATTGCGCCCCCTGATACACAACCCAAGCAAAAGAGAAATGAAAAGCCGCCCACTTCATGGGTAGTCCCAATCGAAGAGTCTATGTTCTTTGACTTGGATGAAACTACGGGAAAAGAAACAAGTGAGAAGAAGTGTTACATTCGCATTCCTCCTGAGGTATGTCGTAAGTTAAAAATTCGAGTAGGCACTCCTCTTGACATTCGGGTAAGGAACGGGTGTATTCAGGTTACCCGCCAAATCCGAAATAAAAAGAAAGGAAAGACCACATGAGTAACTATATTCCTGGCAAGGGATATCGCGATGGATGGGCTGATCGGTATGGGGGGAAGCCCAAGGCATGTCCCGAAGCATGGGGCTGTGCTACTACCGATGACGCAGTCTATTGGAGCGAATATGGTGTTGGATATCGGGAAGCATCTGTAAAGATTCTCGAAGAAGCAAAGCAAGACATTCAGAAGATGAAGCAGGATGTTGAGCAGTACCTGACAGAAGATGCTTCAGAAGACTAAATAAGGGCATGAACATCATCACTACCCTACTTACCCTTCAGGCACAAATCCGAGTCCTTCATTGGCAGACCAAGTCATATGCCGAGCATCAGGCTTTGGGCAAGTTGTATGAAAGTCTTGATGGTAGCATCGATACATTCGTTGAGACCTTCTCAGGTCGCAATGGAGTTCCAACCGCCAAGGGTGATTACAAACTGACTGTGGCGAATTATAAAGATAACAATGGATGTGTTGCTATCATTGATAGTGCAATTGCATATATGATGAAGGATCTCCCAGCAATCGTTAAGCCTGAGGATACTGATCTTTTGAATATTAGAGACGAGATAGTCGGTTCACTAAACAAAACAAAGTATCTACTTCGTCTAAAATGATCTTGACAAATCGGGAGAACATGATACAATCATCAATGTAGTAAATTACTTCGGGGTCGAACAGGTATCGAATGCATGAAGACTGATGTGTGATGCGCTAAGAGGAACCATGCTAGGCTCTTAAACTCGTATGGAAATAACAACTGCCAAATTCAATAAGAAGCAGTCACGCCGTTTGGCTCTCGCAGCCTGACGCACTCGATCATCCGACTCCTTTAGGATGATTGGGTAAAACAAAGGATGGGTCTTTAGGAATGGGAGTGCCAATAAAGACCGAGAATAAAGGCTCCAAATCTGATCCGCTAAGTCGCCATCAGCGGCGGGTCTGAATAAAGTGATGGATATTAGCGTAGTAGGCAGCACAGTAAGCATGACATCACGGGGGTTCGATTCCCCCCGACTCCATTAGGTATGCGAATGTAACTCAGCGGCAGAGTCTCGGTTTTCCAAACCGATGGTCGTGGGTTCAAATCCCACCATTCGCTTTTTATCTCTTGTCTCTGCACTATAATTCCGAAGAACGGTCTTTGTAGAGTAAAGCAAACCCCCCGAATCGGCACGGGATCATGAGAGATTTGCCGTTCATAGCGTTCTGATGTGGTCGCAGTATGGTAATCAAAAATCCTCATCACATTTTGGTTCGTAGCACAACGGTAGTGCATCCCGCTGTTAACGGGACGGCTGAAGGTTCGAATCCTTCCGAACCAGTTTTGGGGAGAATACTCAAGTGGACAACGAGGCTTGACTGTAAATCAAGCGGCATAGCCTTCGGGGGTTCGAATCCCTCTTCTCCCATTCCCGCCATCTTAGCACAGAGGTAGTGCAGTTCACTTGTAATGAACAGGTCATCGGTTCAAATCCGATAGATGGCTTTATGATGCAGAATAACGGCACATTTGAAATCACAAAGTTGACTTGACTTAATCCTCAACATGGAGTATACTGTATCAAATGGAAGAATACTCATTCAAAATCAATAGTAGATACGGAGTACCTCGTTCGGTAGTTTTGATCGATCCCGACAGGGGAGTTTTCAAGATAACGGGAGAGTCTTTATATTCTCGTGGAGGAGAAGATATGTTCGACTTCGAAGGCGGCCCGTTCTATATGGTAGGCGAATCGTTTTTCGATATTGGAGAAATTGTTTCTGTCGAACCATTCCCAACCCCGACTCCTATCGATGAGAATGCCCGTCCTGTTGCAAGCGTTCTTGTTTCTATAAATTACAATAAGCGCGGGCTTAAGGAGACTAAGAAGTGGCGAAACCAAAACTCTGGGCAGTAAAGGTTTTTCATCACAATACCGATGATGGTTATCTAATAGACCATGGTCGTGTTGTCTGTGTTTACAGTAGCGAATCAGATGCAGAAAAGGATACAAAATGGCTGAACGAGATACACAAGAAGAGCGCGTCGAAGACCAACTACAGGGCGGTGAGGTTCAAGCAGGAGGAGGAGGAAGTCGAAACGGCTCTACAGACCCCATCATCGTTGGGGCAGTCAACAAACTCTGTGGAGAACTTGTACTCACCCAAGAGAAGCGCAGAGAAGACATCGAGACCCGATACCCCCGAGTATTCGGAAGCGGCACCAAGACCGACAATCCTGAACAATCTGTCGGAACTGTTTATTGGGAGTTCGGATACGGATGGGACACCCTGATTGAAAATCTAGTTGGAGCCATCGACCGCGAGATTGAACGCGATCCATCCCTCGCTGAGGGCGACAATCCGTTTCGGATCCTTCAGATGAAGGAGAAATTCGGGAGTCTCCGATTCTACCATAGTGGTGGAAATGAGCGGATTTACGGTTTGGTTGATATGACCGAGAAACTATCGGGTGGCGTTTGCGAAATTTGTGGAAGTCTTGGTACTGCCTGTGGGCGCGAGAATGCATCTTGGGTGAAGACTTTATGCGAAGACTGTGCTTCTCGGATTGGATATGAATTGCTTCCTGAGCAAGACGAAGGCTAAATAGTGGATATGGAAGACCGATTCAACAACCCACTTGTCAACGATATCAAAAAGATATTGGTAGAGGAACCTAAAGACACAACAGCCATCCCTGCAATTTCGGGAATGGTTTCTCTGAACTATATCGACATCACGAATCCCGATGAGCCGATTGTAGTATTTCGAGGTGCAGGAACTCTTCCGTATTCAAATCGTTTCAAGTTCATGAAAACTGAATTACAGCGATTGGCAGACAATGTAATGACTGCATCCAATATGCTTAAAATTCTCACCGATGTAGATGGTAGGAATCGCTCGGGGAAACTCACCGCATATTACATTAAGGGATTTGCAGAAGCAGAACAACTTATGGAAATGCCCGCAACAAAAACCAAGATCAGCAAGGCAAAAAAGGCGAAGGCAAGCAAGATTAACTAATGGCTTCACCTCGCAACAATGCCCGCGTGACCGCGTGTCGCACACGCACATGCGCCCCCTCGGGCGCGATGAAGGCGTTACTTGCTACCAAGTTGGGGAAGAACGGAAAGTCGGACAGCAAGGGATACAAGGAAATTCTTGAACTTGTTGAACTGATGAAAGAATCAAATGTTTGGGGTGGCTCCACGAAGGGCTACTTCTTCAAAGGAACAATTGAGACTTCCATGAGAAGCGCAATTACTGCATATGCTGCAAGTAATAGTTGGCAGCGGACAATGGGTCAGCGAATCATAAAGTACGGGATTATCATTCGTGGTGGTAAGCAGAACAAGAGACATCTTTTGATCTTTGGATACTACCGAGGAACGCCCAATAAAGCATACTGTTCCCTGACAGTCATATGAAAAATTTGATTGACTTAAGTAGAAATTCAGGTAGACTAATTCCATTAAGCACCGTTTTGGTGCCGTATACTCCATTCCATGAAAGGAACTTTGATATGATTAGAAGAGAAAAGGGACTGCTTGAGAACATTGATCTTGGCAACATTCTGATTGTCGTTGGGCTTGCCGCAACTGCGGGTGCAGTATGGTGTGTGTTTGATAGTAAGATGCCTATGGCACTCTATCTGTTCGGTGTAGGAGCAATTGTTAACCTCGCAGGAAATGCTGTTGTCTCTGCCAAAGAACGCATGACAAACGCCATTGTTGAATACAATGAACGCGAACGGCAGCAGGAAATTTGGAGACACATCGGAGACATGGAAGATCGAATGTCTGAACTAGAAACCAAGAAGACTCGGTAACCGCCACCCATATGATGTAACTACCTTGGGGGGAGTTCTCTCCCCCCATTTCTTTTGGCCCCATCGTCTAGCCTGGTCTAGGACACCTCCCTTTCACGGAGGTAACAGGGGTTCAAATCCCCTTGGGGTCATTTCATATATTTTCAGACCACAATACTAAAACATAATGATAAATAACCTTTGGGCAAACGAACCCCTCGTGGAGGTGACCCATGGGAAACAAGATGTTTGGTTTCGTGGCTGCTGCGATTCTCATTTTGGGAATTGCGTTGAACCCATCGCCAATAAACCGCAAGGATGCGGCAGAGACTGTCATTGAAAGGGTGTTGAACAACACCGTTGTAATCCATGCGTGTGTAGGGGAAGAAATATCAATCGGGTCGGGAGTTATCTACGAGAACAACGGTAAAATGTTTGTTCTCACGGCGGCACATGTCATAGGAGATGGTAAAGGATTTTACCTAATCTCTCAAACAAATCCTGATAATGAACTAATGGTGGAAACATGGCAAGCCAATGTGATTGCGTATGAGACCAATTCCGATTGGGCAATCCTTCAACCCGTGGGGGATACTTGGCGCATCAGGGTTGGAACAACCTTCATGTCCTTGTCCCCACGGGTGGGAGACGGCGTATACGCTTGTGGTTCACCATTGGGAGAGGAGAATACATTAAGCGAAGGTATCATTGCCAATCGGAATCGAATTGTTCCTTGGAATAGCGACAAGCATTTTATGGTGACTTGCAATGGTACACATGGATCAAGTGGTGGTGGCATTTTCGATGTGAATACAGGAAAATGTATTGGTATTGTCGTGAGAACGAATCGACTGTCAAACATGCTATATGTCGTTCCAATCAAAACAATAATCAACGATCTTGAACAATCGGGACAACTATCTTTGTTCCCCACTTGACTTTGAAATTACACAGGCTATGATTAGTCAAACAACCTAAGCCAAGGAGGCTTCTACACTATGAGCGCGACCATGAACAAGATCAAGATTTCTCCCGACACACTCAACATTCTCAAGAACTTTGCATCGATCAACAGCAATCTCCATGTGAAGCAGGGCAAGACACTAATCACCGTGTCTCCGTCAATGACTATCCTTGCAGAGGCTACAATTAGCGAGGAGTTCGACACCGAGTTTGGTATTTGGGACATGGCTAAGTTTCTCTCTACGATCAGCCTCTTCAAGGATCCCGAGTTTGAGTTCAACGAGAACTTTGTCACTATTAATTCATCGGGCAGCAATGCTTCAGTCAAGTACTTCTACAGCGACCCACAATTGCTGACCAAGGCTGACAAGAAGATCAACATGCCGAAGGAGTTTGTTTCTTTCCATCTTAGCAGTTCAGATCTTGCTTCTATCATCAAGGCTGCTTCGGTTCTTCAAGCACCTGACATGTGTGTTGAATCATGTGATAGTGGTGTCTGTATTCGGATCTGTGACAAGAAGGATCCAACTGCTCATAGTTGGAGTCTATCGGTGGGTGAGAATGCCAACGATCTCTCGTTCAAGTTTTGGTTCAAGGTAGAAAACTTGAAGATGATCCAAGGTGATTATGATGTTCAACTTGCAGAGAAGCGTGTTGCAAAGTTCAACGGTTCATCTGTGCCCGTCAACTATTGGGTAGCAATGGAATCCGACAGTACCACCTCCAAGAGTTAAAAAACATGAATGACCTACTTGTAGAAAAATACCGTCCACGGACGGTGGCAGATTGTGTACTTCCTGAAGGACTTACCGACACCTTTGGGGATATCGTTAAGTCAGGTGATATCCCTAATATGATACTGTCGGGTGGCGCGGGGTGCGGAAAGACAACCGTAGCCCGCGCCATCTGCGATGAATTGGGCAGGGATGTTCTGTTCATCAATGCATCGGAGGATGGTGGTATCGATACATTGCGGACTCGTATTCGGCAATTTGCATCTGCTGTATCGCTTGGTGGTGGTGCAAAAGTTGTCATCCTTGACGAGGCTGACTATCTAAATCCTCAATCTACACAACCTGCTTTGCGTGGATTCATTGAAGAGTTTGCAAAGAACTGCCGATTCATCTTGACATGTAACTTTAAGCATCGGATCATAGAACCATTGCACAGTCGCTGTACATGCATTGACTTCAAGATCCCTGCGAAAGAAAAGCCAAAGATGGCGAAGCAGTTCTTGTCTCGGACAAAGATGATTCTTGAGACTGAATCAATCGAGTATGAAGAGCGAGTGTTGGCAGAGTTGATAATTCAGCACTTCCCCGACTTTCGGCGTGTTCTCAACGAGATTCAAAGATATTCGATATCAGGTTCTATCGATACGGGAATTCTAGTTGCATCTGATGTGAGTACCGAGAGTCTTGTCAAGGCTCTGAAGACAAAAAACTTCATTGAAATTCGCAAGTGGGTGATTGACAACTCTGACCGAGATACAGCACATGTATTCAGAAAGATATACGAAACCCTCTTGGACACCCTACAGTCGGCTGCAATTCCACAGGCGGTTCTGACACTATCCGAATATCAGCACCGTGCTGCCTTTGCGGCAGATCAGGAAATTAACTTAGCCGCTTGTTGTATTGCGTTGGCATCTGAATGTACCTTCAAAGCATAAATACAGACAGGGAAGGGGGGCATAATGTGGTAGTAAACAGCCTCAACGACTTGTCCATCACGATCCATGAGATTGGCAAGCGATACAACATTCAGAATTATATCGATGAATTTAAGACATCGATGACTGCTGAAGTCAACTCCAAGTTTTGGGAGGAGTTTGACACCCTTCGGTCTGCATCTCCAAGCGAGGTAATAAATCCTTTGGAAAAAATTATCCTCATATCAAGCGTGATTACTGATTCTGAATTGGAGAAAGTCTCCAAGATCAATAAGCGACTAGACTTGAAGTATAAGTATACCGATTTTGTCAAGGAGTGTGAGAGTGCCCGTCAGGCGTTCCTGCGTGAGCGCAAGACATATTTCTCCATGAAGGTGGCTAAGAAGCACAGCGATGAGACGGGAAATGGTGGATTGGGGACATACTTTGATATCACAGGTATGACAGATGTCATGCTTGCAGAGTGGTTGGATAGTCTGATGGAAAAGATATATCCCAACCATATTGATATTGAATATGAAGATATGAGTGGCAAGAGAATCAAGACAAAGATTTCACATCGCATTTGTGTTGTTGGAAAAGATTTTGTTGAGGCTCCTCTCATTGACAGGTACCATGGGTCAAATGCGTATGACCAATTCTATCTCCATAGTGTGTTTGACATCAAGAAACGCAAGTGGATTTACATCCCTGTGCGACTAATCATAAGTGTAAAGTCAGAAGACTTTGACATTGAAGGCTTGGATTTATCATGACAAAACTTAGCCCATTTGACTACATTAAGAGCATCAACGAAAAGACAGGAAACATGATGAATCTCAGCCCCGATGCGGAGCGAGACTATGTTCCATTTGTTGTCAATCGGGGGCTATCTTTCAGCCCTGATACCATCCTATATGCCAACGAGATGAACTGTATGCCGCTTACCGATAAGCGAATGCAGTATGACTATTTGTATAACTCTATCCGCAAGCGTAAGCGGTTTGACAAGTGGGTCAAGGCAGATGAAGCCAATGAGTCACTTGTAGAGGCTGTCATGCTTGCCTACAAAGTTGGGAGAAAACGAGCAATCGAATACATTCGTTTACTGCCAAGTGAAAGGTTGGATGTTCTTCTGAATAGCAGAGGCGGTTCTAATGCTAAATAATCCTGATTAACAATCATGGAAAGCATGAATCGTGAACATAGAAGACATCGTGAACAACCTAGTTGAAGTAACCCTTCCTTCAGCAGATAATTTTTTGAAGGTAAAAGAGACGCTAACTCGCATAGGTATTTCGTCCAAAACGGAACGGAAACTCTATCAGTCGTGCCACATACTCCATAAAAGAGGCAAGTATTATATTGTCCACTTCAAGGAGTTGTTCATGCTTGATGGTCTTGCCAATGACTTCAGCGAATCTGATAAGGCTCGGCGTAACACAATTTCAAATCTGCTTGAACAATGGGGTCTAGTAAAGATTGTAAATTCGACTGTTACCAAAGAACCTGTGTGTCCGATCTCCCACTTCAAGATTCTTCCGTTTGGCGAGAAGAAAGAGTGGGAACTGATTCCCAAATATCGCATCGGAGTTCGCAAGAAAGCAGTTGACGGCGAGGGAACTTAGCAGTATACTTCGTCTAATGCAAAGTGAGATCTACACAATGAAACAAGCGACCCTTGGCTGCTACATGTTGCATCCCGATGCGTTCCTACCCGCATATGCCACCGAACACTCGGCATGCTTTGATGTGCGTGTGTGTCTACCTGCGGGCAAGCGCGAGGTGGACATGTGGGGAGCCAACAGCGTCAACTACAAGTCCTTTGCGTTCGTAGACGATGTGCAGGGCATCAAGGATGCTGCCATCGTTATCAGACCGAACGAACGAGCACTACTCCCAACCCAACTCATCCTAGACATTCCTGAGGGCTACTCCGTGCGCTTACACATGCGCTCGGGTCTTGCGCTCAAGGGAGGTTTGATGCTTTCAAATTGTGAGGGTATTATTGACTCTGATTATACCCATCAACTCATGGTGCCTGTAACTAATACAAGCAGCGTGAATATCCGCATAACCCATGGAGACCGTATCTGCCAAGGGGAAATTGTCGAAAAAATCTACACAAACATAGTGCAGATTGCCGATGAAGTTAAGGGAAAGACAGATCGTAGTGGTGGCTTCGGCTCAACAGGAAAGGCTTAATAATGGATCGTGATGAATTGCTTGCGTCTCATAAGAATCTATGTGGCAAGGCTTATACCTTGATGCAGAAGAAGAACTCGGATTATGCGGGAAAGGGCGGTGATGAACCATTTGCAAATTTCACTCGCTGTGAGTCAATGGGCATTTGTAAGACCGAGGCGGGAATGCTTGTTCGAATGACTGACAAGATGTCTCGTCTTAGTTCGTTTGTTGAATCGGGCACCCTAGAGGTCAAGGACGAGTCTGTAGAGGACACTTGCCTTGATCTGATTAACTACTCAGTCCTGTTCTATGCATATCTTCAATCAAAGAAGGAGCAAACACATGAATCCATCATGCCAAATTCTCTCATCGGTCATCCTCTTTACGACCCTCCTATTACCGTGCAGACTTACTAATGCAGACAGCACGGATACCATCAACCGACTTCTTCCTGCATTGGCACGGGTGGAGTCGAAGAACGATCCGAATGCTATTGGGGACGGAGGTGCTGCGATTGGAATCTATCAGATCCACCGAGTGTACTGGCAGGATGCGGTTGACTTCGACAAATCGCTCGGAGGATCGTACAAGGACTGCTTCAATCCTGAGTACGCCAAAAGAGTTGTCAGAGCATACCTCAAACGATACGGTTCCACTACTGCGACTGTTGAGCAACTCGCCCGAATCCATAATGGAGGCCCCAAGGGTTACACCAAGAGAGCAACCATAAAGTATTGGAAGAAGATACAGAAAGAAATGAAGTGAACACACATCACATTATTCTTGGCGATTGTATAGAGGGCATGAAGACGCTATCCGACAAATGCGTTCAGACTTGCATTACATCTCCACCGTACTTCGGCTTGCGTGATTACCAAGGAGGAGAAGCCGAGATCGGTCAAGAGGAAACCGTTGAGGGCTATGTGCAGAAGATGGTGGAGGTGTTCCGCGAGGTGCGCCGTATCCTGCGTGATGACGGTACGCTGTGGTTGAACCTTGGTGACTCGTACATGAGCGCAAAGAACTGTGCCCCACCCCCGCAGACGGTAGCCAACGGGAACGCTCGTAGTATGCCCACCGATTTTATTCCTGCAAACCGTAAGGATCAGGTGGGTCTGAAGACCAAGGACTTGATTGGTATTCCATGGCGTGTGGCGTTTGCGCTACAAGCAGACGGGTGGTATCTGCGTCAAGACATTATTTGGAGCAAGCCAAACCCCATGCCTGAAAGTATGGAAGACCGATGCACGAAGTCGCATGAGTATATCTTCCTGCTGTCCAAGAAGCCCCACTACTACTACGATCACGAAGCCGTGAAGGAACCTGCTCAGGATAGATCAGTCGATAGTTGGGAAAAGAGAAAAGCGGCAGGAGCAGGAAGCGGAACGCAAGAAATTGGTCACAATTCGAGCCTAGCCAAGGGGAAGGGATTTTCTCACACTTTGGGAAATGGTGTTTCCCGCAACAAGCGTTCGGTGTGGACGGTGAACGCGAAGGGCTACAAGGGCGCACACTTTGCGGTATACCCCGAAGAACTAGTAACGCCGTGTGTGCTTGCAGGATGCCCCGCAGGAGGCACGGTGTTTGATCCGTTCACAGGCAGCGGAACAACTGCTGTGGTTGCCCTGAAGAACGGGCGCAATTACATCGGCACCGAACTGAATCCCGAGTATATAAAGATCGCAGAGGATCGAATTGCAGACGAGATCAAGCCGAGTCTAATGGACATCATGGAATGAACACACACCATATTATTCTTGGCGACTGTATTGAAGGCATGAAGACGCTATCCGATAAATGCGTTCAGACTTGCATTACATCACCTCCTTATTTCGGACTCCGTTCATATGATGGAGGGGATACAGAGATTGGTCAGGAGGACACCGTTGATGGCTATGTACAGAAGATGGTGGAGGTGTTCCGTGAGGTGCGCCGTATCCTGCGTGATGACGGTACGCTGTGGTTGAACCTTGGGGATAGTTACGCAAGGAATGGCGGTGGTGTGGACTCAATGAGGAATACCATTCACAAAATGAAGGTAGGACAAAAAGCAACATATTTGGCGGGAGGAATGCGATCTATCACCAAAGTTCCTGATGGATTGAAATCGAAAGACCTTATTGGTATTCCGTGGCGCGTTGCACTTGCGCTACAGGCAGACGGGTGGTATCTGCGTCAAGACATTATTTGGAGCAAGCCGAACCCCATGCCTGAAAGCGTGGCAGACCGCTGCACCAAGTCGCATGAGTATATTTTCCTGCTGTCCAAGAAGCCCCACTACTACTACGATCACGAAGCCGTGAAGGAACCCGCTGTGTATGGTCAAGAAAAGAAGAACAAGCGATCCGTGTGGACGGTGAACGCGAAGGGCTACAAGGGCGCACACTTTGCGGTATACCCTGAAAACCTGATCTTGCCGTGTGTGCTTGCAGGATGTCCACAGGACGGAACGGTGTTTGACCCATTCACAGGCAGCGGAACAACTGCTGTGGTGGCTTTGAAGAACGGACGGAATTATATTGGGACTGAATTGAATCCTGATTATATAAAGATCGCAGAGGATCGAATTGCAGACAAGATCAAGCCGAGCCTTTTGGACATCATGGAATGAGTAAGAAAAAACGATCTGCTATCGATATCATTGAACGCGCTAAGAACTATGACAAAGATCATTGTTGGCAGTACGACATCCGCGTAAACAATCTTCCACAGGACATCGTGGAGAGTGGTATCGATCCCGAGTGTATTAAGACTCTTACCGCTGCTGACTTTCATTTCCGACCACTAACCACACAGCAAGATCGACAGGATGCCACAGCCTTCATCGAACGGCATGAGTGGCTAGGCAATCTATCTCAATACACAACCCATTGGTTTGGTGCATATTACCATGATCCGAATCAAGGTCTCATGGGTAAGGACATCCTTGCAGGTGTCACTCTTATGAATCTTCCCAATGCATTTAGCAAATTGCTTGGCGAGGACACGAAGAACATCGAACGCCTCATCAGCAGGGGCGCATGTATCTCATGGAGTCCAAAGAATCTTGCATCCGCATTCCTAATGTGGAATATCGGATGGATGGTGAAGAATACACAATATCGTTTATTCACCGCGTATTCAGATCCAACTGCTAAGGAAATTGGAACCATATATCAGGCATGTAACTTCTATTATCTTGGAAATAATTCAGGCACAACTACGCGATATGTGAATCCATATACAGGGAGAATCGTTTCCGACCGTTTCTTTCGCCAAAGAAGCGCATATAGAAAATACGCAAAAGAGTTGGGAATCGAATGGGACAAGTCTTGGTGTGACAATAAGGGAATGCTTTGGACGAATGTCCCCCCTATAATTGAGGCTGCACTAAGATCTCACAGTAAATTGAAGCAATCGAAATCGGTTTCTGTTGACATGCCATCGAAGCACAAGTATGCTTATGTACTTGGCACAACCAAGGCAGAGACAAAGAAACTCCGCAAAGAGTTCGAGACCCGCAACAAGACACCACACTATCCAAAACAAAGGGGCGCATGAGTAAATTCAAAACAATCGGTAAATGGGTTTCGGTACAGACTGAGGGTTTCGGTAAGGAAAAGAAGACCGAATCGGGAATCATCTATAAGGAGAAGATCACCAACCCAAATATTTGGAGCAAGGTGGTTGGTGTGGGGGACAAGGTGACCGAGGATATCAAGGTTGGGGACAGGGTTCTGTGGGACATTACCAAGGGCGGTGGGCGTGGATGGGGCGGTTGTGATATCATCAACCAAGACAACATCCTCGCAGTTGACCGTAAGGAATCTGAGTGAATCCATTTTACACCAATGTCGTTACCAAGGGGGGGAGACTCCTGCATCGCGGCTATGACAAGCATGGCAAGCGTGTGCACGAATCTCTCACCTTCCGACCCACCCTGTTCGTCCCTACCAAGAAGGTCAAGCCCGATTCGTGGCACACCATCGATGGTAACAGGGTCGATCCTGTTGACTTTGAAAACATGTTTGAGGCACGGGAGTTCATCAAGAAGTATGCTGATGTAAACGGGTTCGCGGTATATGGCGACATCGATTCTCAGTATCAGTTCATCGCAGAGAACTATGGCAGCGAGGGTGAACTTGAGTATGATCCCACCTTAATTCGTATTTCATATATTGATATTGAGGTGGAGAGTGAAAACGGATTTGCTACTCCTGAGGAAGCGTCTGAGAGAGTCAACGCAATTACGATTGTGCAGGGAAAAGAAACTCATGCATTTGGATTGGGTCAGTTCACCGCCCCCGAGGGAGTAGAGGCACACCAATACGCAGACGAGCGTCAGTTGCTACATGGTTTCTTGGATGTATGGGAGTCCTTGGATTGTGACATTGTGACGGGATGGAATGTTAACATGTTCGACATGCCGTATCTGTGCCGCCGCATTGAACGGGTACTTGGTTCCAAGTCTGCGAAGCGATTGTCTCCATGGGGCGAGTACCGTTCTCGTGATGTCTATGTCATGGATCGCAAGAACATGGTATACGAGTTTTCAGGAATCACCGTCCTTGACTACATGGACTTATACAAGAAATTTACATTCATCACCCCCGAGTCATACAAGTTGCAGCACATTGCTTCTGTTGAACTCGGTGAGACGAAGATGGATTATTCTGATGTTGGTACCCTGACTGACTTGTACCGCAAGGACTTTCAAAGGTTCATGGAGTATAACATCAAGGATACCGTGCTTGTCTGCAAGTTGGAAGACAAGATGCGGCTGATTGAATTGGCTCAGGCACTTGCATACAGCGCACGGAGTAACTTTGGTGATGTGTTTTCACAGGTACGCATGTGGGACAGTATCATATACAACCATCTTCGAACCAAGAAGACGGCAATTCCATCAAGGGCGGGTGGGAACAACAAAGACACTCAATTTGAGGGTGCCTATGTTAAGTCTCCACTTATCGGTGAGCATGAATGGGTAGTCTCATTGGATTTGGACTCCCTATATCCCCACTTGATAATGCAGTACAATCTAAGTCCCGAGACAATCTTGTCTGAGCGGGTTCCCGCTATGTCAATCGACTCTTTGCTAATGGAGGGGTTAGATCCCTCTTTGGAGGGCTTCTTGTCCATGGCAAAGGAGCGAGATATATGTGTTGCTGCAAATGGTACGATGTATCGCAAAGACATTCGCGGCTTTCTTCCTGAACTCATGGATACGATGTATGCTCAACGCAAAGAATATAAGAATCGAATGCTTGATGCTAAAGGGTGGCTGAAGACCGAGGGGGTCAATGCCAATGCGTCCGCAGTTGCCGCCAAGAAAAAGGAAGTATCAAAGTATCACAACTTTCAATTGGTGCGTAAGGTTCAATTAAACAGCGCGTTCGGTGCTTTGGGAAATCAGTACTGCCGTTACTACAACCTCAGCATGGCAGAGGCGATCACCGTGTCGGGGCAGTTGTCGATTCGTTGGGCAGAAAACCACTTAAACCGCTTTCTCAACAAGGCTTGCGGTACCAAAGACGAAGACTATGTCATTGCTGTGGATACTGACTCTGTATACCTAAGGCTTGGCCCCCTTGTCGCCAAGGCTTTTCCCAAGAAGGACAAGAAGAAGACCACCGAGATGGTGGACAATTTCTGTAATGATGTGATCTCCCCAAAGATCAATAAGTGGTACGAGCAGTTGTTGAGTCGAATGAATGGCTATGCGAATCGGATGTCGATGAAGCGCGAAGCCATCGCGGCAAAGGGGGTGTTCACGGCTAAGAAGCGATATATGCTTGCTGTACACCTTGGTGAAGACAATGTGTACATGGATGATCCCGACCTGAAGATCATGGGCATCGAAACTGCTCGTTCATCTACACCACAGATTGTTCGAACACGGCTCAAGGAAGCGATCAAGTTGATACTGACTGCTGATGAGGGTGCGTTGCACTCTTTTGTGGAGAAGTTTCACGACGAGTTCATTTCCCTACCGATCTATGACATATCGTTCCCCCGTGGCTGCAACGGTTTGGATAACTATACTGATGCGGCAAGCATTTATAAGAAGGGAACTCCGATGCATGTTAAGGGTTCGCTTGTATACAACCATTGGATCAAGAAGATGGGTCTGTCAAAGAAGTATCCCCTGATCCGTAACGGTGAGAAGATCAAGTATGTTGAACTGAAAGTGCCGAATCCAATTCGTGAAAAGGTGCTTTCGTTTCCTGCTACCTTTCCTGAGGAGTTTGGAATCAATACATTCATTGACCGCGAGACACAGTTCAACAAGGCTTTCGTGGAACCTCTTTCAAACATCCTGACCTGTATCGGTTGGAAAGTAAAGGAGCAGGGGTCTTTGGAAGGTCTATTTGCCTAACCTAAATATAGTGCCATGACACACGCTTTCCTTTCATTCCTCGCTGAGGATAAGATCAAGTATCCGCATGTACACCTTTGCTTCGATGACCACTCGGTATCGAATTGGCATGCGTGTCGCGACCTGTTCAAAAAGTACAGCGCAAAGGTTGTGTTTTATGTTGATTCGTTTCATATGCTGACAGTTGATGACCTTCAGATGTTAAAGGAACTGCGCGAGGACGGACATGTGATTGGGTGCCACAGCAAGACTCATAAGGATGCATTGGCATATTCCCGAAGATATAACATTGAAAAATATATTGATGATGAGGTTCTTCCCGCAATGGAAGACATGGCAGGAGCGGGATTCAAGCCAACTCATTTTGCATTTCCATATTCACACTTTGATGAGACTCTTTACTCTGCGGTTAGTCCATTCTTTTGCTATGTGCGTCCTGGAAACGAAAGTCATTTCTATTCGGGAAAAAGGATGTTCTTCAGTCCAAACAGGCTAGGCAAGGAAGAGGAGCCAAGGGAAGTCCTGATCTGCAATGGTTGGCTACAGCGCGTCCTAGAGGGGCTACGAGAGACCGCAGAGGCACAGAGAGGCATCAGCATCGTCTTCCACGACATCCGTCCTGTGGACGCGAGGGCACACATGGGCACCCACGCGGAGGCGTATGTCACGCGGGAGGAGTTGGAACAAGTACTAAAGACTTTAAACGAAGTTGGATATGCATACGAAACCTTTGAAACACTCTGCAAATATGGGGCAGATATATTTGACAAGCCTGATGGATTAGTGTAAGATAAGCCAAATCAACCCAACCAAGTGAGGTATACACAATGAATCTGAAAGATATTCTTAAAGCGTCTGGTAACATCTATGGTGGCATCGCATCCGATGGAATTGAAGGGAGCGACACCGAGTCTTATATCTCCACGGGAGCATATGCATTCAATGCTCTGTTGAGTGGGTCGCTTTATGGTGGCATCCCAAACAACAAGATCGTGGCACTTGCGGGAGAACAAGCCACAGGCAAGACATACTTTGCAATGAATATTGTGCGAGAGTTTCTTGCAAGCAATCCTAAAGCAATGGTGCTGTATTTCGATTCAGAGCAAGCAGTTACGAGTGATTTGCTTGAAAGTCGTGGCGTAGACGGTACGCGAGTGGCAGTACTGCCCGTTGCTACAGTAGAAGAGTTTCGCCAACAATGCATCTCATCTGTAGATAAGTATCTCGAAACCAATAAGGATGATCGTCCTCCTATGCTTGTTGTATTGGACTCATTGGGAATGTTGAGTACAACCAAAGAGATGACCGATACGGCGGCAGGGAAAGACACGCGAGACATGACACGGGCACAGGCAGTCAAGGCTACCTTCCGTGTGCTCACCATCAAGTTGGGACATGCATGTGTTCCTCTCGTAATGACCAACCACACTTACGATGTTGTGGGTTCATATTTCCCAACAAAGGAAATGGGTGGTGGTGGTGGCTTGAAGTATGCCGCTTCCACAATCATCTACCTGAGCAAGAAGAAGGATAAGGTAGACAATGAGGTTGTGGGAAGTATCATTCATTGCAAGACATACAAGAGCCGTAAAACCAAGCAGGATAAGACCGTGGATGTACAGTTGAATTATGACACGGGATTGAATGAGTATTACGGACTTCTTGACATTGCCATCAAGCACGGAATCTTTACCAAGGTCAGTACAAAGATTGATGTTGGAAGTGGGAAGACTGTGTTTGAGAATCAGATTCTCAAGAACCCTGAAAAGTTCTTTACCGCTGATGTTATGGTAAAACTTGAGGAGGCTGTGAAGAAGGAATTCTGTTATGGAAACGATATTGAAGAAGAGGCTTCAGAAGTAACTCCAACTGCGAAGGTATAACATGAGCAAAGAAGATAAGACAATGCTTTTTGATGGGTTTGAAAAGGCTTTCCTCGGCATTCTCCGTAGATGTGGTCAATCGATTCCTATTGCAATCTATGACTATAGTCGCTGCATGGATATTCTTATGGAGAGAGATGGGATGCAGGAAGACGAAGCAGTCGAGTGGATCGAACACAATTCTATTGGTGCATGGGTTGGCGATGGAACTCCCGCCATGCTCTTTCGGTGTTCGATGAAAGAACTTGGCGAAGAGTGTCAAATCGATATTCCAAAGTCAGAGCAGACAGATGAACGAGACTACGGAGACGAGGATCCCAATATCGACAGCGATGATGACGATATGACAGAGGAAGAGCAGCAACTTGTTGACGAAGCAATTCAAAATTTTGCACTTAACTTCATGAGATATGTTAAAGAAGTAGACACTTCCCTGTATAATCGTGCCAAGCAATATGCCTCCGACTACTCGGGGAATGCAGTTGTTGAATTTGTTGATCTCGATGAAGGCGATCCAAATAAGGAGACCGAAGAATGAGAATGGTGATTAAATTCCCCACAAGAGGTAGACCACAAAAGTTTGTGGGTGTACTTGATAAGTACATCAATTTTCTATCGGGAATGCATGATGTACATTTCGTGATATCATTCGACCATGACGATCCATCCATGAACAACGAGAACATGTGGTCTCTGTTCAATCGATTGAACTCGCAACTAGATGGTCGCTTGCATATTGTCTGTGGTAATTCAACGGGCAAGATTTCAGCGATCAATGCTGACTTGGATGTAGTTCGTCGCTTAAACCCCGATGTCATTCTACTTGCATCCGATGATATGATCCCTGTGTTGGGTGGCTATGACGATGTGATTGCACGGGCAATGAAAACATACTTCCCCGATACGGATGGTGTGTTGTGGTTCAACGATGGCTTCTCGGGAGGCGACAAGTTGATTACCCTATCCATCTTGGGGCGTAAGTATTTCGAACGCTTTGGATACCTTTACTACCCTGGCTATAAGTCTGTGTTCTGCGACAATGAGTTCACGGAGGTAGCCAAGATGCTTGGTAAAGTTGTATTCATTGACCATGTCATCATTCAGCATCAATGGGTGGGGGCTACGACTCCTGATGCGCTCCATGCGCGGAACGAGTCTCCCGAAATGTATGCACACGACAAGCCGCTTTTTGAGGAGCGTCTTTCACGAAACTTTGACCTAAAGCCCGAGGAGATCAAGAATGTCTTGGCGACCAATGCATAAACTTTCCATCCTGATTCCGACCCTAGATGAGCGGAAGCCCAAACTTGAGCAACTAAAAGCCGAACTATCAAATCAGATCGGTAAACGCAATGTAGAAGTGCTGTCGCTGTCTGACAACAGGCAGATGACCATCGGACAGAAGCGTAACATGCTGCTCACACAATCGACAGGCGAGTATGTTTCCTTTGTAGATGATGATGACATGGCCAGCCCTGATTACATCGAAAAAGTCCTGAATGCCCTGACAAAGAACCCCGACTGCTCGTCCCTGACAGGCGAGATCGTCTTCTCGGATGGTTACAGCCGTCCATTCATCCACTCTCTGCGGTACACACAATGGATCGACGATCATGAGGGCAAGGTATACTATCGACCACCAAATCACCTGAACGCAGTTCGTAGATCAATTGCAGTTCAGGTTGGCTTCCCACCATGGAATAGCGGCGAAGATCGCTCATTCAGTATGGGCATTCGCAATTTCCTCAAGAAGGAAGAATGGATTGACGGAGTGATCTACAACTACAAGTGCAGCAAGACTTTTGAAGAAACCCACAACCAACAGGTAACACGATGAACAAGACATTACTACATGAAATCGGCGCAAAGCATCAGACGGATAAGCACGACCCAAACCACGGATTTGCAGGTTCGTCTTACTTAGACATATACCACAGGTATCTGAACGGGATCAGGGAGTTGCCTATGAACATCCTTGAGATCGGTGTTCGGGACGGCTGTTCTCATAGAATGTGGCGGGAGTACTTCCCAAATTCGACAATCTATGGAATCGACATCGACCCAAGATGCAAGGCATCGCAATCTGATCGTATCAAGATCTACATTGGCAGTCAGAGCGATCCACAAATCACTCAGGCTGTCTGCAACGATGCAGGGGGGCAGTTTGATGTTGTTCTAGACGATGGTTCCCATGTCAACGAACTGACCCTTAAGTCCTTCGACTTGCTCTTCTCTCATGTAAAGCATGGCGGTCTTTACATCATCGAAGACACGGGATGCACCTACTATGGAGAGGATCTAAAGAACCACATCGTTCGCGGTCAATGGCCTGGAATGCAATTCAACCAAGGCGTTGACTTCAATAACAAGCGTGAAGATATGGATTCTTTCTTCAAGCGTGTGATCTCCAACATGGATGGAAAAACAGGCGAGATCGAATGGGTTCACTTCTATAGTGGATTTGTCATCATGAAGAAGATTGGTGCCCCAAAATGATTGTACAGATCACCAAAACAAGAGACGAGTTGTTCCTAATCAAGGAAATGCTTCCTGTTTGGCAGCAATATGCAGATGGCTTTGTTTTTATGGTCGATGGGGCTACCGATGGAACTTCTGAGTTTCTAAGAGAAAATGCGGTAAAGTACAATATCTTATCTGTCCTTGAAACAGACAGATCTAGTGACAAACTTGACATCGAATCAAATGATCGTCAGCGTCTTTATGACGAGGCTCTGAAGTTTTCGGGTAAGATTGTATGTTTGGACACCGACGAGTATATTGATGGTGCTATGAATAAGGAGCAACTGTCTGCCTTGATGGACGCGCATAAAGACACCCTTTTTCATTCGCTGTGGATTCAATACCTGAACCAATCTGAAGTCAGGGTTGATGGGGCTTGGCGTATCAATTGGATGGACAGGATTGGATCCTATTCGGAGAGGGCAACATTCAGGCATTTGCAAATGCACTCTGAGCATCTTCCTGTACCCGCCAACCAACTGTGGGTCAACATGCCAAATCTTTTCATTGCACATATTGCATGGGTAGACAAGAAGGCTGTTGCCCTTAAACAGTACTATTGGAAGATTGTTGATTATGTTAACCACACAAAGTTTCAGGCAAAGATAATTGACTGCACCGAGTATGACCGATCAGTCAGCAATTTCAACTGGCAAGCAGAACCATTCCCGTTTCCACTCAAGGTGAGACCCGACATCTATAGCACTCAATCTATTGAGAACAATTATAAGTATCAGTTCATCAAAGAAAGTATTGTAAAATACAACATTCCCAACTTGAATGATTGGGGAATGGGGATACACTAGTAGGCAAGAGGAAATCATGGAAGACATTCTGAAGGCAGTACAAGAGTTCATCGCAGCGAAGCAAAGTTCGAAGACATGGGAGGCGGGAAAAGATTGGGTGCAGTATGCAGGCCCGTTCTTCGGGACAGAAGAGTACACCGAATCTGTCAAGACTCTTCTTGAGGGTTGGTTAGTGTTGGGTCAGAATGGAATTCGCTTTGAGGGTCAGTTTCCCAAGTTGATGGGAAAGGATTACGGAATCCTCACTAACAGCGGAAGCAGTTCAAATCTAATCATGATGTCAGCCCTGACATCGAAGAGACTGTACAATCTCCCCAAGGGAACCAAGGTCATCACTCCTATAGCAGGGTTCCCTACCACTATTAATCCCATCTTCCAAGTTGGGTTTGAGCCTGTCTTTGTTGACATTGATATAGACACTCTCAACCTGAACATTGATCAAGTGGAGGAAAAGGCAAAGCAGGGATGTAGGGTCATTACCTTTGCACATGTCCTAGGCAATCCGCCCAATATGGATCGCTTGATGGAGATTGTTGATCGATACAGTCTCATCCTTCTTGAAGACTGCTGTGATGCATTGGGCAGTACCTACAAGGGTAAGCCGCTTGGATCTTTCGGTGAGTTTGCAAGTTGCTCGTTCTATCCTGCTCATCACATCACAATGGGCGAAGGTGGTTTTGTTGCATGTAAGACTCACGAACAGGAGATCGTGACACGCAGTTTCCGCGAGTGGGGACGAGGCTGTTATTGCGTAGGACAGAAGGCAAACTTCCTGAAGAATGGTTCGTGCAAGAAGCGGTTCTCAAACTGGCTCCCTGCCCTACCCGATGAGATCTTCGACCATAAGTATGTGTACGACGAGATCGGCTACAATCTGAAGCCGACAGATCAACAGGCTGCGATGGGGCTAGTTCAGTTGAAGAGACTGCCCCAAATCATCGATATGAGAAAACGAAACTACAAGCGGCTCTGTGATATCTTCTCCAAGTATGAGGAGCATTTCATCATCCCACGGGCAACCGAGTATTCTGATCCCGCGTGGTTTGCTTTCCCACTCACGCTCAAGGACGGTTGTCCATTCAAGCGCAAGGACATCGTAGACTACTTGGAGGAGAACAAGATACAGACTCGTCCTTACTTTGCGGGAAACATCATGCTACAGCCCGCATACGCGGGTATGATGAATCAGCAGGAGGTCATCAAGAACTATCCCAATGCAAGGAAGGTGACTACGGATACCTTCTTCCTTGGCACTAGCCCTGTAATCACCCCTGAGCAGATGGACTACATTGAGAAGACAGTCGATGACTTCTTTACCAAGAAGCGTGTTCGTCTTGATGTTGTAGATTGAAAAAGAGGAAACCATGGTCAAGATTGTCTATATAACAGGATGCTTGGGCTTCATTGGCTCATATGTAACCCGACTCTGCTTAGAGAAGGGGTGGTATGTCAAGGGCGTTGACAAGATCACATATGCTGCAAACGAGGATTTGCTTGAGGAATTCAAAAAGCATAAGAACTTTTCGTTTGTCCATTGCGACATCAATGACTTGAAGTTCCTCTATGACTGCGACTACATTATCAACACCGCAGCCGAGACCCATGTTGGGAACTCAATCGTCAACAGCGACGATTTCGTCAAGTCTAATATCGATGGAGTCCATACCATTCTCAATCTGATGCGAAACTACAGGCAGGAAAGTGGAAAGGTTCCAATCCTTCTTCATTTCAGCACAGACGAAGTCTACGGTGACATCGTTGACGGTGCCCACCATGAGGGAGACATTCTCAAGCCTTCGAATCCATACTCTGCTACCAAGGCTGCTGCTGACATGTTGATCGTGGCATGGGGCAGGACATACAACATCCCCTATATCATTGTTCGCCCCACGAACAACTATGGAATCGGTCAATATGTAGAGAAATTGATTCCCAAAACATGCAAGTATCTTCACCTTGGCAGAAAGGTTCCCCTTCACAACAACGGCACTCCTGTGCGTACATGGCTTCATGCAGCGGACACGGCAGAGGGTGTTGTCAAGGTCGTGGAGAGTGGGATCAAGAACGAGATATACAACATCTCGGGTGGGTTTGAACAGACCAATCTAGAGACGGTCAGAAAGATTCTTGTCGAGTTGTTGGGGACAAAAGACTTCAACATCAACGACTACATAGATGTGACCTGTTCTAGAGTTGGGCAGGATCTTCGGTACTCACTTGATGATTCTAAGATCAGGAAATTGGGTTGGTCACCTCGGGCTGTATTTGACCAAGAACTAAGCGGAATCATTAAGCACTATAAGAACAAGTTCGTTTGGTAATGAAAGAAATATTTAAAATGAAAAGGATATTTGAAATGAGCGAAAGCAGCATCGACAAGATTCTTCGTGAAGGCAAGGAACTGTTTGGCTTTGTCTCTCTCAAGGGAGAGATGGAGGCAGAGGGTCTTACAGAAACTGAAGTTGCAAGAGAAGCAATTCTCTCTGCAAAGAACAACCTTGACTACTTGATCAAGATTGGCGGTAGTGAAGCCAAGACCAACTTGCAATATCTCGTAAACATCGGTGTGACTTCTGTGGTTGTACCGATGATAGAGTCGCCATTTGCGATGCAAAAGTTCATGAACATGGTTCCGCCGAATCATTTTGAACACATTGGTGTAACAATCGAAACGATTACAGCGGTTGACAATGTTGTTGGCATCATCAAAGCAGGAAACCTCCTGACCGAAGTAACCATTGGCAGAAACGATCTGACTGCCTCATATGGAGGCACTAGTGTGGAATCTGAAAAGACGATCTCCATGGTAAAGAAAGTGGCCCACGAAGCCAAGTCCCGTGGACTAAAGGTCACGATGGGTGGCAATGTCAGTAGGGGAACTGTTGAAACCTTGGTCTCAGACGAGGAACTATACGACCTGATTGACTATGTCGAAACAAGAAAAGTTGTCATGTCTGTCGATAAGTTCATTCACACAGGCACGATTGAACACGCGCTTAAGTTTGAATTGGCTAACCTTGAAAGACGACTCTTGAGTACAGAAGCATCGGTAATGTCGGACAAGAAGAGAAAAGCCGCTATCATCGGTCGAACCTAACTAAGGCAGGAACAAATGAGAGTTTGTGACTATATCACACAGCGACTTGAGCGAGAAGGTGTTACCCATGTCTACGGAATGGTAGGCGGCGGTTGTGGTGGACTCAACGATGGGTTTATCTGCAATCCAAACATTCAGTACATCCCATTTCACCATGAGCAAGGTGCGGGTCACGCAGCGGTAGGTTCTGCAAGAACAAACAAACGGCTTGCCGTTGTCAATGTCACGACAGGCTGTGGGGGGACGAACGCACTAACGAGTTGTCTGAATGCATGGCAGGAGAGTGTCCCTGTTCTGTTCCTTAGCGGGAACACCAAACTCACCGACATTGCGTCATACATCAACAAGACTCGCGGACTCAATCTACGCAAGTACGGGATACAGGAACATGACATTGTCAATACAGCCAAGAACATGACCAAGTATGCTGTACTGATCGAAGATGTGAGTCGCCTTGCGTATGAACTGGAAAAGGCAATTTACATTGCATCATCGGGAAGAGCAGGGCCTGTTTGGATCGATGTGCCATCGAATATTCAAACTGCCCCCATGCCAACCGAGTACGATCTGTACATTCCTGAAGAGGAACAAGAAGCAAGCACATCCATCAGTCAGATCAAAACCGCCCTGAAGGAGATTGTATTTCAGTCGAACAGACCTGTAATCATCGCGGGCGCGGGTATCGCACACAGCAAAAGTACAGATCAGTTCAGAAAATTTGTTGACCTGTACGGTGTGCCCTTTGTCACCAACTTCTTGACCCGAGATTTGATTGAGTACGATCACCCACAAAACATCGGGATGATGGGAATCAAAGGAAATCGATGTGCAAACTTTGCAGTTCAGAATTCAGACTGCCTGATCATCTTGGGCAGTTCGATGAATGTCACGCACATTGGATATGATGCAAAGTCTTTTAGCCCACATAGCAAAAAGATCATGATCGACATTGACAAGAGTGAACTTGGAAAGAAAACATTCAATGTTGATGTTGCGATCAATGGAAATGTTGCTGATTTTTTTGTCGCGGCGAACGAGACTAGATCTGAAAATTGGGATGTGTCGTGGTGGGCAAAGAAGTGTTCTTACTGGAAAGACAAATGGCCCATCTACATTCCCGAAGTTCACAGACCTGATGTTCGTGGGTTGAACCTGTACGAAATTGTGGAAAGCCTCAATCAAAATATGAAATCCTGCGACATTGTTGTTGCGGACGCGGGTCAGCCATGTTATATTTGCTCAACTAACTTGAAGTTGAAGCAGGGACAGAAATACATGGTACAGGCAGCACAGGGCGACATGGGATATGCAGTTCCAGCCGTAGTTGGAATTCACTTTGCATCCCCAAACCACAACATTATTGCTTGTATTGGTGAAGGCAGTTTTCACACGAACATGCAGGAGTTGGCTGTCATCAGGAAGAACAACATTCCTGTGAAAATCCTCGTCGTTAACAACGATGGATACATGAGCATCAAGCAAACACAGACAAAGTTTTTTGGTGGAAGGTTACACGGTGTCAGCAATAGCACGGGTGTGTATTTTGCGGACATCGCAAAGATTGCGGCGGCATTTGAAATCGACTATGTCCGCGTAGAAAACAACGAACAACTTGACGAAAAAATGCCATGGATTCTAAGACAAGACAAGCCCCTGATTGTTGAGTTGATCAGTCAGGATACTCTTGATGTTCTCCCCGCACAGGCATTCAAGCCAAACGGAACTCAAGGTGGTCTACACGACATGGCACCCTTTCTGTCTGACGAAGAATTGAAGTCCGAGATGATCGTTTCTATTCCATGAGGCACAACAAATGAACGAGCGTTTTGAAATTCTTCAATCGATCATTCGGAAGCAGAAATGCTTTAAAATGATCTGTGGTGCGGGAAACGAAGACAAAGTTCAAGTCAAGAAACTTGCATTCGTCTATACCCTAGCGGGTGCAAAAATTCTTGATGTGTCTGCTAATGTGGATGTAGTTGCTAGTGCGGTAGATGGGATCGATCTTGCCTATGAATATGCATCCGAGAATGGTATCCAAATTGGCGTTCGACCATACATCATGGTTAGTGTGGGAATGCCTGGTGACCACCATGTTCGGAAATCCTACATCGATCCAACCACATGCATCGGGTGCAGCCTGTGCATTCCTGTTTGCCCAACCGATGCCATACCAAAGGATTTCATCCTCAGACTAGATGTATTCAAGGAGTTGAGCGGCAGTTTTGAGAATGAGGATCAGTCAAAAGAAATCGTTATCAAGGATCTTTGTATCGGCTGTGGAAAGTGCAGCAATATTTGCCCAAAAGCGGAAGTCATCTCTTATCGTCACAACGCAAGAGAACTTCTAGATCTTCTTCCAAGGTGCATGAAGGCTGGTGCCGAACTCTTTGAACTGCATGCTGCCGTTGGTGAAAACGATATCACCATGGACGAATGGAAACTGATCAATCACATCAACACATCTAATTACAATTCGATGTGCCTAGATCGTTTGAATTTGGGCAATCTTCGTTTGGAACACAGAATCGAAGAGGCACGCAAAGTCGCGGGAGACAGACTGCTTATTCAAGCAGATGGTTATCCCATGAGTGGTGGTGAGAACGATTACAACACTACTCTACAGGCTGTTGCATGTGCCGATGTTATCAACAAAAAGTTCAACATGAAACTGAACAAGAAGCGGGAAAAAGATCGCATCGGCAAGCAGATGATTGCTGCCAAAAAGATATACAAAGAGGTCTCGGAACCAAGTATTGTTCCTATTGTTCTGTCGGGTGGAACGAATGCGTTGAGCAAGCAACTTGCTGACATGGTCGGTGTTCGGATCAATGGTGTTGCAATTGGAACATATGCGCGAGATATTGTGGAGGAATTCATCGTGCATGATGACTTCTTTCGGAATCAATCAGCCATCAAACACGCATACGCGATGGCAAAGAGTCTTGTCGATGTGAATAATCAGGAGGTTGATAAGTGAAGAGCCTAGTAATCGCCGTTGATTTTGATGGAACCTTGTGTGAATATGGATTTCCCGACATCGGGGAGCAGAAGGAAAAGCACAAAGAACTGTTGTCCCTGCTCTTGAAACTACAGTCAGAGGGACATAAGTTGGTACTTTGGACTAACAGAGGGGACAACGAGAAATACAAGTCTCTGACGGAGGCGATTGAGTGGTGTCGCCAAAGAGGTCTATCATTTGACGCTGTCAACAAAAATTTGCCCGAGAAAGAACGGGCAAAGTTATCGGGATACAGCCCAAAAATAATCGCGGACATTTACATCGATGACCTTGCCTTGTCTTTTGGCACAGCAGATCAGATGGGTACATCATTGCTGCATCTTCGCAAACTCTTGAGTACAACCCCATGAAGATTCTGATCACAGGTGGAAATGGCTATGTTGGAAAATCCATACACCGCTCTTTAGAGTCTCGCTATCAGATCACCACCATCACTCGCCTTGATTTTGACCTTACGGACGGAAAGGCTATGAGAGAATGGTTTGATGGCAAACAGTTCGATGCTGTTATCCACACAGCAATCGCGGGTGGGAGCAGATTGAAGTCGGATTCTGAAACCGTTCTTGAGCAAAACCTTTTGATGCACTATAACCTACTGTCGTGTAAAGATCATTTCTCCCGCCTGATTGGACTTGGTTCGGGTGCCGAGACATTCGCACCCGAGACTCCATATGGTCTGAGCAAGAGGGTGATTGCAAACTCAATCAAAGAGACACCAAACTGTTACAACATCAGAATTTTTGGCGTGTTTGATGAGAATGAATTGCCTACCCGATTTATCAAAGCCAACATCAATCGATGTGTTCGGCATGAACCAATGAAGATCCAAAAAGATAAGATCATGGACTTCTTCTATATGAAAGACTTGGTCTCTGTGGTACATAAGTACTTGGTTGATAGAGAGCCACCGAAGGAAGTTAATTGTTCATACAGGGAAAAACACTCCCTGACAGACATTGCAGCACAGATCAATCGATTGGGAAGCCATGAAGTACCAATCGATGTTCAAGAAGGTGGAATCTCGTTCTACTGTGGACAGGAACTGAAACTAGATGTTCCGTTAATCGGCTTTTATCAGGGTCTCAAAAACACTTACGATTCAATTTTGAAAAGTCAAACTACACTATGAAGATTCATATCAACTACGCACATGGAAGGTACCTTAACTCACAGCAAAAATGCTGTGCTTCTGCATTAGAACATGGATTCGACATCTCAATTCCATATGACATCAAAGACCTAGACGAAGAGTTTGTCAATGGAAACAGATACACGCTCTCTCAAGCGAGAGGGGCGGGATATTGGGTGTGGAAACCATACCTGATTCGTAAGATAATGGAGAAGATGGGTAGTGAAGATTGGCTGATGTACACAGATTCAGGGATGTACTTCGTAAGAAACCCTTGGGATTGGGTTGCCTCTGTTGAGTCTGAGATTGGTGACAAGGGTATTATGACTTTCAATTGCTGTGGATTAAACAAGGAACTGTGCAAAAGAGATGCGTTTGTACTCATGGGATTGGATGAGCCAAAATACACGGATTCGGGACAAAGAATGGCAAGCGTTTTTGTTTGTAAGAAGACTCCCTTTTCGATTGCTTTTGTGGACGAGTGGCTAAAGTACGCACAGGATCCTAGGATTATCAGCGATTTGCCTAACACACAGGGGCTTCCCAATTATCCCTCATTCAAAGACCATCGTCACGATCAGAGCATCATGAGCCTTCTCACAATCAAGCACGGCACCTATGTGTGGGAGAAGTCTGACATTACACAGTACAGCAACCCAACAGATCATTGCATTTATCACACTCGCAATCCTGTATAAGGAATTACACCATGAAGATTCATATTAACTACGCCCATGTCAGATACCTAGAGGTTCAAAAACTGAACAGCGAAACCGCTCTAAGCAGGGGTGGGTTCGACACTTCAATCTCACACGGATTAAAAGACTTGGATCAAGAGTTCATTTCTAACAACTCCTATACCCTTCCTCAGCCAAGAGGAGCAGGATACTGGATTTGGAAGCCATATCTGATTCTTCGATATCTCAAGGAGATGCGTGAAACAGATTGGCTAATGTACACAGATTCGGGATTCTACTTTTGTGCCAACCCGTGGGATTTGATTCTTGGAGAAGCAGATGCCATCGGAGAGAAAGGGGTGATGACTTTTGGTGAGTGCTTCACGAATGGCATGTATACTAAGAGAGATGCTTTTGTGCTGATGGGCATGGATAACGATGTGATTCGCAATTCGCCGCAGCGGATAGCAAGTAGTTTTGTTTGTAGGAAGACTCCATTTGCAATAGCATTTGTAGAGGAGTGGTTGCGGTACGCATGTGATCCTAGGATTATCACCGATCTTCCGAACAGCCGAGGTCTTCCTAACTACCCCGAATTCAGGGATCACAGACATGACCAAAGCATCTTGAGTTTCTTAACCTACAAACATGGCACTTGTGTATACACGAAGAAAGACATCACAAACCACCAGAACAAAATCGATCCATGCCTTATTGCTTGCGGTGAACTACCACCAAATGCAATTGAAGATGTGAGACGCAGACTGTACACATGAGGAAGAAACAAAAAAGATTAATTGGGGGCTGTTGGATCTATCGAAAGCCTTGATTTATCCCCTTGCTTTTTGTGTGTTAATGTGGTATAATGATGGAATCCATGACAGACAAAATCGAACTTATCATCTTACGCAGCCTTCTTCACCGACCCGACTTTACACGGCGAGTACAGCCGTTTCTCAGACAAGAATACTTTCACGATCCTTGTGAAAAACGACTGTTCAACAGCGTATCTGAATTCATCGAGAAGTATGCCACAGCACCCACACGCGAAGCATTAAACATTATTCTGAATCAGCAGGATGGTCTCTCGCAAGGTGAGTTTGACGAGTGTGTTAAGTTGGTTGAATGCCTAGAGAAATCTGTAGAAGAACCTGACGAGGAGTGGCTTGTCGATCAGACCGAAAAGTTCTGTAAGGATAAGGCTGTATATAATGCGCTGATGGAATCCATCGAACTGCTTGATGAAAAGAAAGCGAAGGGTCGCTCCAAGAACGCGATTCCAGAGATTCTCACACAGGCTCTTAGCGTTTCATTCGATGAACATATCGGTCACGATTTTATTGAAGATGCAGAGAAGCGATATGACTTCTACCATCGCGTGGAGAAGAAGACCCCATTCGATCTTGACTACTTCAACAAGATCACGAACGGTGGTGTGCCTGACAAGACTCTCAATGTTATCCTCGCGGGTACGGGCGTGGGCAAGAGTCTGTTCATGTATCACCATGCTGCGAACTACCTATCTCAGAGTAAGAATGTACTGTACATCACCTGTGAGATGGCAGAGGAGCGAATCGCAGAGCGGATCGATGCGAACCTCATGGACATCACCTTGGATGATCTCAAGAAGTTGCCCATGGAGATCTATGCCAAGCGGCTTGCCAAGGTGACCATGGGTATCACGGGGAAACTCCTGATCAAGGAGTACCCCACCGCATCTGCCAATTCAAACCATTTCCGTCATTTGTTGGATGAATTGCGCCTGAAGAAGAACTTCAAGCCTGATGTCATCTTTATCGACTACTTGAACATCTGTGCATCTTCGCGCTTCAAGGCAAATGGAAATGTCAATTCATACACCTATGTCAAGGCGATTGCAGAGGAACTTCGTGGCTTGGCTGTCGAGGTTGGTGTTCCCATCTTCACCGCCACACAGACCAATCGTTCGGGCTTTGGTAATACAGATGTTGAACTCACAGACACATCTGAGTCGTTTGGTCTACCCGCTACTGCCGATTTCATGTTTGCCTTAATTGCTACCGAGCAATTGGATGAGTTGGGTCAAGTAATGGTGAAGCAGTTGAAGAACCGATACAATGACATCGTTGCAAATCGTAAATTTGTTATTGGCATAGACCGTGCCAAAATGAAGTTATTTGATGTGGACGATTCTCAACAACAGTTGATTCAGGGTGGTGGGGCTGTTGATACAGATGACGATGATACCCCTCACGCACACGGGGGCGGGGGCGCACACAGACGCACGGGTGGGTACGGGCGAGACAAGCCCAACACAAAAGGTTGGTCATAAATTTCACGGGCGGGTGCCTGATAGTGGTAAAAGGTCGCACCTTATAAGTGCGCTCATGCGGGTTCGACTCCCGCCCCGCCCATTTCAAACGAGACTAAATACAGCGCAGGAGATCCCGATGCTGTCATTTAAACAATTGCTTCCCCTCATGGAGCAAACAGAAACAAATAAACATTTAGATCACATTGAAGATCTCATGCTTCTTCGTGGCGGTAGTGGACTGGACAATTCAATTGCCTTCATGAAGGACATTGTACAGAGCCTAAAGACGGGCAGCACATCATTGGGAATGTCCACAAAATGGGATGGCAAACCTGCCGTCATATGTGGTATTCATCCCGAGAACAAGAAGTTTTTTGTCGCAATTAAAGGAATTTTCGGTAAGGAAGTTCAAAAGGTATTCCACACCGAACAAGAAATTCGCAAGGGATTTGAGATAAAGGACTTGGCAGATAAGTTAGTCGAATGCTTAAAATATCTTTCAAAAATTGGAATCAAAACCATACTACAGGGCGACTTAATGTTCGTTGGCAATTCCAAGAAGAGTCTGACCATCAACGGTCAACCGCATATTGGATTTCAGCCTAACACAATTTTATACACCGTTCCAAAAGATAGCGAAATCGGCAAACGGGTTGGGGCTGCAAAGATTGGAATCGCATTCCATACAGAGTATTCGGGGAAGACACTTGCCGATATACGGGCAACCTCCTTCAATTTTAATGCAAATCAACTCAAACAACATCCCGATGTTTGGTTTACAGACCCGAACATCTACGATTTGACTCCTGCCCTTCTGAAGGGTGGAGAAGGCGATACCGCGATTCGGAGCATCTCTGAGTGTGAAGCCCTAGCCAAGAAGGTAAAGCCCTTCCTGAAGACTCTGCTAGCCCGTAAAGACCTCATGCCAATGCTGCTTCCTTATATCAATAGTACCATCAACGGCGGTCTCACAAGTTTCACATCGGGTGGTTTGAAACTGTATATTAAGACTAAATTGGAAAAAGAAATAAATAAACTGAAGACTGAGAAGGGCAAACAGGCCAAAGAAGCCGCCTTAAATGATTTGATCGCTTTCATCGATGCTTATGATGGTCAATTTTCCGACATGTTTGAACTGCACAACAAGATCTCTAAAGTCAAGGAAATCATCCTTGCCAAAATGTATGCGGTCTCTGCTCTCGGTCACTTCTTCATGGATGCTGATGGTATTCGCCCAACTGATCCCGAGGGGATTGTAATCGTCCGTACAGGAACTGCGGTTAAGTTGGTCAATCGTCTGCGGTTTAGTAGACAGAATCGAAAGATAAACGATCCATGAAGAACTTTACACGACATCTCACAGAAGCACCAAAGAAGGATACAGTTGTTATTGCATTCGGTCGCATGAACCCGCCAACAATCGGTCATGGTGTGCTCGTTGATAAAGTTCTTTCCGAAGCATCGAAGCGCAATGCTGATCACTTCATCTTTGCATCTGCTTCACAGGATGCTAAGAAGAATCCATTGACACACAAGCAGAAGGTGGAGTACTTGAAAAAGTTCTTCCCGAAGGCTAAGTTCCCATTGAACAAAGCAATAGATCCATACTCTGCTGTGTTGTATGTCTGTGAGTTGGGATACAAAAACATTATCATGGTTGCGGGAAGCGATCAAGTAGAGAACTTCAAGAATATCTCGAAGTATAAGGGGAAGACTGCTGATCGCGATCCCAAGAAGCGAAAGTATTCCTTCGACAATTTTGAAGTGGTACAGGCGGGAGATGTACGAGATGATGATTCACAGAGCGTACAGGGAATGTCGGCATCTAAGATGAGAGCAGCAGCCTTCGATAATGACTTTGCAAAATTTGCTACAGGTGTTCCTGGAAGCGATATTGCAATTAAGAAGAAGATGTATTCGGATGTCCGCAAAGGTCTAAACCTGAAGGAAGAATATGTCACGGAAGCCAAAGATGGCGACGATAAAGTGTGTATTATTGCTCTTACATCATCAGAGAAGGATCTGAGTGACACGGTTGAAAAAGTAGAATCAATTTGTAAGCGGCGTAAGATTGAGTTCTATGCAATCAAGACATCGAAGGCTCAAATAGAGATTTCAAATGTTGCCTCGAAGAAGATTGTCATCAAGAACTATGATGGTGAAGGCAAGGATTGTACAATCTCACCGAGCAATACCGTAGCCATCGTTCGCGGTGGTGTGATGAATAGCGATATTGGTGTTGCAATCATGACCATTCTACAGAACAACGGTGTGTTCATGGTCAATGAGCGTGGTGGTATGGAACTATGTGCCAATAAGTTGGAGACAGCGATTGCTCTCAACAAGCATGAGTTGCCACAGCCACGCACGGCGTTTGTTGCCAACGAAGAAAACATCGAAACAGCAGTCAAGGAAGTTGGTGGTAAGTTCCCGATCATTGTCAAGACTCTCACGGGCGCGGAGGGAATCGGTGTCTCCAAGATCGAAAGCATGGAGAGTCTAAAATCGGTGCTTCAGACTCTGTGGAAGTATAAGGTAGAAATAATCATTCAGGAGTTCCTACCCGACTTCAAGAACGATGTTCGTAGTATTGTGCTTAATGGAAAGATCTTTGCGTGTGCCAAGAGAGACAAGGCACCAAAAGACTTCCGCACCAATATCGCCCGTGGTTCAAAGGGTGGGTCTTTCCAACTTTCTGACGAGGAAATAAAGTTGGTGGAGCGGGCTGCAAGAGTCAGTAAGTGCTATTATGTTGGGATCGACCATGTTATAAATCAGGGCAAGCCATATATCATCGAGATGAATGCAAGTCCAGGTAGTGGTAATATCTACTATCGATATTACGAAGATGGCAAAGGCAAGGACAATGTCAAGGGCGAGGAACTTGTAGAGGACTTTGTCGAATACATTCTCAACAAAGCACATTGGAAGTTGTTCTCAAATCTAGCGGTGCGAGAAGATGTAATCATCGATGGTGTTGAATATACTGCCAAGATTGACACAGGCAATAGTGGATATAACATGATCCATGCCGAAGACATCAAGGACAATGGCAACCACACAGTCACTTTCAAATTGTCTAACGGTAAGAAAGTAACAAAGAAGATTGTCAGTCGCATTACAGTCAAGAGCGGTATCGGTGAAAAGAAGCGGTTGGTGGTGCTCATGGACATTGATTTCCACGGCAAGAAATACTCAAACATCAAGTTCAGCCTAGGTGATCGCAGTCACATGTCAACCAAGGTACTGATCGGATTGCAGTTTCTCAGCAAGACAGGCATGGTTGTCGATCCCGCAGAAGCAATCTATCCACAACCCGATGTCAAATCCAAGCGCAAGGGTGACGAGGAGGAGGAAGAGGAACTGTCAGAAATGGCAACCAAGGATGCAGCCAAGGCGGTTGTTGAGTTGATTCGGACTCCTGCTGTAACAACAAAAATATTTGCATTGGTAAACAAGAAGAAAACACTCACGCCTGAAGAGTTCAGAAAAGAAGTATCGAAAACCAGAACTGAAATTATAACTCAGGCTCGTAAAGCAAGTGGAGCAGGAATGACGATTGCTACATTCGCCAACGAAAACAAATTTGGCAAGATACTTTCCAAATTGATCGACAAGATCATAACATCGGGCGGTATCGACATGACTTTCTTCAACAAAATTATGGTTGGTGGAATTAAGATTATGCCTTTCCTTGGGATGGGTGATGAGGTGGAAGGCGATCCCATTATCGAAGCCGATGTCACTAAAGGAATGAAATTCAAGACAAAGACGGGCAAGACCAAGGAAAGCCCGAAGGACAAGGAATCGGGTCTTCCAAAGAAGTATGTTTCTGGTTTGAGTAAGGCGGAAGCAGAACTCCGAAAGAAGAAACTTGAAAAGCGAAAAACGATGTCCGATGATGATCCACAATCATGGGAATTTGTCAATCCTGATGAGAAGGATATCGAGACCAAGTCTTCTAAGTATAGCACCCTATACAAGAAATTGGCAAAAAAGGGTCAGTTGAAAGCACTCAAGAATGGATATGAGCATGACGAGACAATGGAGCGTCTTACAAACATTGATACCTCCGATGAAACCAATAACGGTAAGATTCGAATGAGTATTGCATATGAGGAAAGATGCCTTCTCCGCAACATGCACGAGTCTGCACAACTGATTCGAGTATACATCGATCATCTCAAGGATCTAAGAAACAGCGAGATTGGAAATGACCAACCGAAGACCGACATCAACGAGGACTTCGATTTTCTATTGTTAGAAGTTAGTCCACCTAGCGGTTCTGCGCGTAGATTCTCTAAGAAAGAAAAGATCAAGAAGGAATTCCAAAAGCGATATGGTAACCGATGGAAAGATGTTTTTTATGCAACTACATGGAAGATGCATGGTGAAGAAGTCGAAACAACAGACCGTTGGCTTGACGAATCAAAAAAAATCAATAGTGTAATGCAATGGACTGCTATTGGTAAAAGAAAACCACTTCTCATTGGCAGCGATGAAATTGTAAAGACCTACAAGCACGACACTCCTGGTGAGCGTGAGCGATTGGGTGAAGACAAGTCCGAAGAAGAAAAGTCATCCTTATACAAGGAGTGGCAAAAATTGGTAAACATGTCAGGCAAAGAAATTGAATCTTTCCTTGATTCTGATGGGGGCGAAGAGGCAGGTCTATCCCGTAAAGAAGCAGGAAAAGCGGGAGCAGATGGAAAAAAGATCACAAGCGGTCGCGATTCAGCCCGTGCTATCATTCGAATGCTTGATACACCAAAAGAGAAGTGGACTCCTAATGATTGGGAATGGGCAGGAAAACAAGTTAACTTTATAAATCGAATGAAGGGGGCAAAAGGTGCGATGAGAGACGAGAAAGGTCGCCCCACCCGTAAGTTACTTGCACTCAAGGTATGGGGATATAATCCCGAAAAGAAGTCATGAAAAACTATAAGTCTCTCACAAAAGACATCACGGAAGCCCGCATCACCGCTCTCGAAAAGAAAGCAAAGGCAAGCGGGCTTCCATACGGCATTCTAAAAAAGGTCTATGATAGAGGAATGGCTGCATGGAAAAGTGGACATCGACCAGGTGCAACAAGCCATCAATGGGCGTTTGCAAGAGTGAATTCTTTTATTGTGGGGGGCAAGACACGCAAGACCGCAGATGCTGATCTTTGGAAGAAGGCAAAAGGCGGCTAACTCATATCGCTAAATAAACAGTATCAACAGGAGATATCATGTTTCACAATCCATTCAATTCTAAGGTAATCGCAGACATCACCAATTTCCTCAACGAGCATCGTAACGATGTCGATATCAGTCCTTGCTTGGGCGAGAAGGCAGCAGAAGCCGCCAAAGCCATATCGGGTGATATTGTATTAGAGGATCAGCGCAATACCCTCGTTACCCTCTTTAATGAGGCTGTGCGGGATTGTGGTTGTCGCGGTACAACTAAAGAAGCAAATGATTTTGCTAAAGTAGTTAAACTTCATCTTGAGGGAAAGATTGCTGTCGTTCCCGCAGGAAAAGTTACAAATCCATCTCACAAAGCAAACGAATTAGAAACCCCTGCCGCTGTTGCTGGTAAGACTGCCAAGCCGACTTCTAAGTCCAATCTTGGTACCAACGATGGTCTGGCGGGCAAAGGCAAGAACACACCGAAAATCGGCGGATAAATAGAAAGCACAGAGGAGAAACCACCAATGGCACTTTGGAACAACAGAGACAGAGAAGAATCCAAGCCCACATGGCTGAACGCATCGCAAAAAGTTCGCTGCATTCGCACCGTTGCTGGATGGGAACTTCCCCTTGACGGCACATCCCTAGGCGGTCAGTTGGCGGGTGTTGCGGGTGCTACCTCGCTTACCTTCTCAACCCCATTCATGGAACTTCTCGTTGCCATGCCAATGGATCCATCGAACACGGGTATTACGAGTTCGTTCTATGCGAACCGTATCTCGGCAACTGGTGGACTTGCGAATGCAAGCGATACGCCAAATTATCTTCCATACTTCACATGCCCATTCAGCGGGGACAGCGCGACTGCGGGCGGTTTTGATGGTCTTGGACTTTCTTTTGCCAACTCTGTCACGGGAACAGGTGCAGGATACGGAAGTTATGCAGTTAATGCGTATGGTGTTTCTACACTCAACTTCTTGGGTGGTCAAACTGCCTATATCAAAGTTGTTGCAAATGACAGCAATTCCACACAGAATCTCACTTTCAGCGAAATTGCTGATAATTTTGGTGCTCGTGGAAATATCATTCAGGGCGCAAACTTGTTGACTGTTACGAATGTTCCCGTGAGTGTATACGAGACATTCTTCGGCCCAACATCAGGTGCAAACAACAATATTGCCGTCTTCAAGATCAACACACAAGGCGCGTCTGCAAACAGCGGCCCATACAATGTCACCTTGCGCGTTACCGATGCTGCAAGTGCAACTGCCGATACCACATTCAGCGTGTTCTTCGGTGCAACCGCGTCCTGATAGGAGTTAATATGAGATCGTTCAAAGAACTGAAAAAGACAATTACAGAGGCAAACGCCTATGGTGCGCCATTTGATATGGCAGGAACACGGGCGCGTGTTGGCCCACAGGATGGCGACAATGCTCTTGATGGCACCGATATTAATCTGTCTTCTCTTTCCAATGCAGCGATTGCTCGTATCAACACCTATCTCGGTGCGCTATCTGCCAAGCCATACATTGATCCTGTGTCTGCCCTAAAACAAGCACAGGGTCGGCTTCAGATGGTTGGTCTCGACTTCCACATGGATCGTGACTGTGCCATGCGCCTCTCCACACAGACAGAGGAACTTCTTCCCCTCGTCCGTTTTGGTGGCGTATTTGGATCAGACGGTACGACATACGATACCAAACACGATGATGGAATCGTTCCAATGCTTGGTCATGGTCTTGCCTTGCGAGTAGAAACTCACAAGTTGCCAAGCGGACTTACTCAAGTCCACGCGATGATTGTCCCCAACGGCTGATAGCCATGGCGTTTTGTAATGATAGGCAACAGCCTGACTGATGAGAACTATGTTCGATATGCGATGAAAAACTACGACAATCCTCATTGCATGGGGATCAAAGAGTTTGAAGAGGATCTCGCTCGCATCGTATACTTAAAGCGTCTTTTTAGACGATACAAGAAGTCGGCAGTTTTACGAGATCGACTTATACTCAACCATATCATCACATTCTGCAATGTCTTTGGCGTTGAAGCAGGTACACGACTCCTGTTCTTCAAAATTGACGAAGACTTGCACTACATACTCAAGACATTCCTTGTATTTTTGGAATACCTCCCCGACACTCAACCGAGGTTTCATCTTGATATTAATGTTGTGAATGTTGCAATGGATAAAGAAATCATCAATCGATTACGGAGCATCTGATGAACATCGAACTTATGATAACACAGCGATTCAAGCATCTTATGTCATGCCCATGGGCTGATTTTCCGAAAAGCATGAACATGTTTGAGAACTATGTTTATAAGTTGCGTCAACAGATTGAAGCAGGAGATCCATTCACAATTTGGTCTTGGTCTTATCGACCATCATCTATTGCAGAACACGGATACAAGATCCGCGAATATTGTGCCGATGACATGCCCGAGGGTGCAGTAGAAGAACTAGTAATCGAAGAGTTGAACAAGCGAGGATTGGCACACCGAACAATTGTCGAAAATGCCGAACCAATTGCCATACCAATGGGCACATATCGCATTTCTAATTGGGCATCACCGATTGTTCTTGAGCATGAACTTCTACCATGCGATGAGTTTTTAGGACACCCAATCTATCGTCATGCGAATAAGATATTCACGATAGAATCAGTTCAAGAGGATGCACCCGTCAACAATGTTGGTGGTGGAAACATTGCGGGAGTATCACCTGGACAAGAGCCACCAGGAAAACGAGGACTGTATTTCGCTCGTAACTTGAAGAAGACCAAAGAACTCAACAAGAAACTGAAGCGAAAACTGTAACTGCTATCTATACTAAAGTCAATAAGAATCTCTTAATTTTTAAGCAGATTCATAAGATTCTATATTAGTCGATTTTCACATTGGTCAAGTTATAAAATTTATATAACTTTAATCGGACTTAGTCATTTTGCTTGACACTCAGCAACCCATCGGGTATGCTGTCTAAGATCTAATGCCCATTCACATTGATACAAAGTACATCAATTTGCTGTCACCACGCCTAGACCGCTTTCAATGGAAGAAGCAGAGTCTTGCGGTGTGTCGCTGCCCTATGTGTGGTGATAGCCAAAAGAACAAAAGCAAGGCTCGCTTTTACATCTATGAGCGGAAGGGGTCTTTCTCATGCAAGTGTCACAACTGCGATTACAGCGCAACCATAAGTTGGCTGCTCAAGAGTCTTGATCCAAATCTCTACAGGCAGTACACATTCGAAGTACTGAAGGAAACGGGAGTCTCGCACGGGCATACACACACACCTACGCCCGTACACACACCCGTGCGTAGGGAAGATAAGATACTAACATTACTGCCCCGATTAGATTCCCTGCCCAACGATCACCCCGCTGTTATGTGGGCACACAAGAGACGATTGCCCAAGGAAAGTCTCAGTCATCTTTACTTTTCAGAGAACTACGGCGAGTGGGCAAAGAACATTGATCCCGATGTACAGGCAGGAGACGATGAGCGAATTGTAATTCCCATCATGGACACAGATGGCAAAGTTGTTGGTGCACAGGGACGGATCGTTGGCAGCGGCAAGCCTGATCGAAATAGCATTCGATATTTGACTGTTAAGGCAGACAAGGATGCAGGAAAGACATGGTACGGATTGGACAGATGCGATCCTAAGAAACAAGTCATTGTAGTGGAAGGCCCATTGGATAGTCTGTTCTTAGAAAACTGTGTTGCCATGGTGGGTCTTTCAGATGCCACAAATATTCCCGATGGACTCAAGGAGTCAAACCTAATCTATGCCTTGGACAATGAGCCTCGCAACAAACAAGTCGTGGAGGCTATGGAGCGTCTATTGGAAGACGGTCATATGGTTTGTGTTTGGTCTGAGCGTTTTCGTGGGCTAAAAGACATCAATGACATGGTGCTATCAGGACACGGAAGATCCAATATTTTACATGATATCATGCGAAATTCGTATTCAGGATTAGCAGGTCATATTGCACTCAAGAAGTGGGCTAAATAGCCATGGAGGACTCTGAAATGAACCCTGAAGAAAATGACGAAATCATGGATATTGAAGTAGATACCGCTGACGATAGTGATGATGTTGTGGGAGATGTTCCGACAATCATCGACTTGGTCATGGATGGAAAAGCAAGTGAAGCAAAAGAAGCGATCTATGCTCACCTCTATCAAAAAGTGGGAGAGCGGATCGAATCGATGAAGCCAGAAGTTCGTGGAACTATTGGCATCAGCAACAGCGAACCTGAACAGGAGTAAGTAAATGGAAGCGATTCGTGAATCGATCCCCGTCTTGGATGGGGTGGGATTTGTTCAATATGTCTCTCACATGGGTGATGACTTAACGGTTGCAAATGCCGCCCGCGTTTCTTTCAATAAAGAAAGTGAAGAGTTCGGGGTGCGTGATGAGAAACTGATTCAGTATCTTGCCAAGCACAATCATTGGACTCCCTTTGCACATCCACAGATCACTCTGCGGATCAAGGCACCGATCTCTATACGCACACAACTCTTCAAGCATAAACAGGGATTCGTAGAAAACGAAGTCTCTCGCCGTTATGTTACGGATGCACCTGAAGTCTACAAGCCCCTATGGCGCACAAAGCCAACTCAAAACGCAAAGCAGGGAAGCGAAGGGTTTGTTGAAGATGTATCTAAATTAGAAACATTGGATCAGGCATACTACGAAAGCATTCATAAGGCGATTAATTGTTACAACCTTCTGATCGATCAGGGAATCGCCCCCGAACAGGCACGATTCGTACTGCCACAAGGAACCTATACCGAGTGGTGGTGGACAGGAAGTCTCGCTGCGTATGCTAGAGTTTACAAGTTGCGCTCCGATCCCCATGCTCAATGGGAAGTTCAGCAATATGCAAATTCTATTTCCTCTCTTATCGAACCATTGTTTCCTATCTCTTGGAAGGCACTAGCAGACAAGTAGGGTCACCCTAAATACCTCGTAAACTGCCCCCCCATGGGTTTGCGATGGCGAATAGATTTAACGAATATATCAATTCCGACGAAGGTGGATCAGTTGAATTCGTTCGACTGAGTTCGGGCATTGCCACAGGTACACAAGTCATGCTCGTTCGCCCACTCATGGATTATGAGGCGGGTTCTGTATTCACATACGCCCCCGCGAAGGCGTGTGAGGGTGGCAAGGTATATCGCTACAAGGGAATTGGCGAAGCATGCTTCTTTGATGGCAACGGTAACCCGATTGTCCTAAAGGGTGGAAAGCATATCCTTGATGAATCTTTCATTCTGCTAGAGGACGCTTCAAAGACTCAGGCAGAGAAAGTAAAACCACAACCGACACCCGAGGTTAGAACACCAAAGGCAAGAGAAGTTCTTGCTGAGGCACGGCGCAACCGTTCACCCGATGTCATAAAGACCATCCAAGGCGAGGATGGTATCCCTGGCATCAGAGGCCCCAAGGGGGCTAAAGGCGATAAGGGTGATCGGGGCGAAAAAGGCGATAAAGGGGATCGGGGCGAACAAGGTGAACAAGGCGATCAGGGTGAACAAGGCGAACACGGATCACCTGGTACTCAAGGCGAAAGGGGCACCGATGGCGAAAAAGGCGAAAAAGGCGATCAGGGCGAAAAAGGTGAAGAGGGAGCAGCGGGATCACAAGGCTCCCAAGGCGAACGGGGAGTTTCAGGTCTTCAAGGGGAAAAAGGAGAGAAGGGTGAACGGGGAGATATCGGTTCACAAGGACTTCAGGGTGCCAAAGGAGATAAGGGAGACCAAGGCGAACGAGGATCGGATGGAGAGGACGGAGAAAGAGGCGAGAAGGGCGATAGGGGAGACAAGGGAGACACGGGAGACCAAGGGGAACGAGGCACTCAGGGAATTCAAGGAGTGGCAGGAGAGAATGGGCTTGTAGGTTCTCGGGGTGAACGCGGTGAAAAGGGCGACAGGGGCGACGATGGTAATCAAGGCGAACAAGGTGAAAGAGGCGAAAGAGGCAGCACGGGTGGCTCGGGTATTCTATCTGTTCAGTATCCGCTAAAACTTGACAAAGCCAATAAGCACCTATCAATTGATCTTTCTAAAATCAAGCCGATGGGTGGCTCACCGATTCTCTATGACGGTGGTGGTGGTCTTGGCGAGGCGTTCAAGTTTATATCTGTGTCAGGTCAGTCGGGGCTGACTGCTGTTCAATATGATAAGGAAACACTTACGCTTGTTGCAGGAACAAATATTGTTCTAACGACAGATCCCGAAAATAACTCTATCACGATCAACAGTTCGGGTGGTGGTGGTACTGGTTCGGTTAGCGGCATAACAGGAAATTATGTTGCAACTATCAATGGCATCACAGGTGCATTGGGTCTCACAGTCAGCGGCAACCTCACACTCACAATGACGGGTGCCGACAACAAGACATTTAATTTGTCTAGCAAACCCCCCGCAACAGTCAAGGGAAGTGCTGCGGGTGTTATTGCATGGGGGGATACAAGTGTATCTTTTGCAGGAGATGGATTGGATCTTGGTGCCGACAATGCATTCAAGTTTAACTACCTCACCGACCTTGCCCTAGAAACTCCTGGTTCAATCAAACTCGGCACACTCTATG